AGAAGAAGCAGACGTTACATTTAAAGTTGGCCCTAACCCCGATCCACAGGCTTTACAGCTTGCACCCGCTAAAGATGCGGCAAGAATGATGCAAAGATTGATACATGATCAGATTGAGGAGTCTAACGGCTCTTCTGAGTTGCGTAATGCACTCTTTGAGTCTGCATTGTTTGGAACTGGAGTGGTTAAAGGCCCATTCAACTACAATAAAACTCTTAGTCGTTGGGAAAAAGACGAAGAGACAGGCGAAAGAAGCTACAATCCGCTTACTGTACGTGTGCCTCGCATTGAGTTTGTAAGCATTTGGGATTTCTTCCCAGACCCTAACGCCACAACGATGGAAGATTGCGAATATACTTTCCACCGTCACAAAATGAACCGTTCACAGCTTAGAGGTCTAGCAAAACTACCTCACTTTAACAAAGATCAGATTCGTGAATGCTTAGGCATGGGTTCAAACTACATTGAAAAAGACTATGAAGCAGAATTAAAAGATGATCACCGTACAGAAGAGTATGGCGATGGTCTTTTTGAGGTGCTAGAGTATTGGGGCGTTATGGACGCGCAGTATGCCCGCGAAGCAGGAATGGAACTCCCAGACGAGGTCGACGATTTAGATGAAGTACAAGTTAATGCTTGGGTTAGTAATGGTAAGTTGCTACGTGGGGTTGTTAACCCATTTACACCTTACAGATTACCATACAATGCCTTTCCTTACGAGCGTAATCCTTACTCTTTCTTTGGTATTGGCGTTGCTGAAAATATGGACGACTCTCAGCAAATAATGAACGGTCATGCACGTATGGCAATCGACAACTTAGCATTAAGTGGCTCATTAGTCTTTGATGTTGACGAGTCTGCGTTGGTTGGCGGACAATCAATGGAGATATATCCGGGAAAAGTGTTCCGCAGACAAGCAGGAATGCAGGGCCAAGCGATCCATGGCTTGAAATTCCCTAACACCTCCCAAGAAAACATGATGATGTTCGACAAGTTCCGTCAGCTTGCAGATGAGCAAACAGGCATACCTAGTTACTCGCATGGTCAGACAGGCGTACAGAGCATGACTCGTACTGCTTCTGGTATGTCTATGCTTCTAGGTGCGGCAAGTCTTAACATCAAGACAGTTGTTAAAAACATAGATGACTTCCTGCTTAGACCACTAGGAAAGTCTTATTATCAGTGGAATATGCAATTCTTTGAAGGCGAGTTAGACATTGAAGGCGACTTAGAGATAAATGCAATGGGTACTAATAGCCTTATGCAAAAAGAAGTACGTAGTCAGCGACTGACCATGTTCTTACAGACTGCACAGAACCCTGCTATTGCACCGTTTGTTAAAATCTCTAAGATTATAAGTGAGCTTGCTTACAGCCTTGACTTAGACCCAGACGAAATCCTCAATGATCCTGAAGAAGCCGCGATGATGGCACAAATAATAGGAGCGCAAAATGTTGGACAAGGAATTGGCGGCGAAGCTGTCGCCCCTAACGAGCAACAAGGAGCTATGGGAGGCGCTCAAGGAGCATCTCAACAGCCTCAAGAACTTGGAGCTACAGGCACTGGCGGTGGCAACATCGGAACTGGAAATGTACCGCAAGCAGGGGAGAGTGAGTTCTCTGGTTAATTTGTTACAACTAAAAGATCAAGTACGCGAAGCTAAACAAAGAATTGAGGATTGAGAAATGAAAGAATCTATGGATGATAAACGATACAGAATGCAAGTGGAAGAAAGACAAGGCAAGATGTATGGCGGCAGAGCAAAGTATTCTGACGGCGGTAAGACAATTTCTGATCTTGAAGAAGAACTTGATCCCGATATGTTTATGTCAGATGAAGAAGCCGAAGACCATCAGCGAAAGTTAGATCAAGACAAAATGGATCGTGATTTAGATGAAGCCGATAGAAAGTTTAAAGAAAATCAAAGACAAGGAAAAATGTCTGGCGGTATGCCAAAGTACAACGAAGGCTCTATGCTTGTAGCCCCTGAAATGGGAATGGAAGATGAGGTGCCAGTAGACACTTACGACAACATCCCTGAAGACGAGATGGCCGAAGCAGAAGCTTCACAGCTTCCAGACGATGAGATGGAAGAAGACTATACTAGTTATGTACTAGAAGAGTCTTTAGACATGGAAGAACAAGAGTATTTAATGGGCGTTCTAGAAAGCGATGAGCGTCTAAGCGGTATCTTTGATAAGGTCATGGATATTGCAGGAGAGTTTTCCGGTGAAGGCGAAGTAGAAGGTCTTGGCACTGGAGTATCAGATTCGATCCCCGCAAGGTTATCGGATGGTGAATTTGTTTTCACCAAGAAGGCTACCGATCAAATGGGCGCTGATCAGCTACAAACTATGATGGACGAAGCTGAGAAAGCCTATGACGGTGGTTTAATGAAGAAAGCATTTGGCGGTATGATAGATGACACTCCAGAAATGGAAGAGTCTAAAGAAGACGAAGAAATCAATAGTATGATGATTGCTTCTAATCAGATGCCAAGTGTTAGACCCCGATAAGGCCACTCTTTAACTAGACCCCTTATCATTTTTTTACCTAGAGGCCACCTTGAAGTATCAAGACCCTGTACTGTGACGCGAACAGAACAGCCACCTTGAAAGACTAGCAAGCCCCAACAGGAGTGTGATGTATATGTCAACTGTAAATGAACAAATTGAAGAACCAACTGCAAATCCGTATAACTCTAAGAAGGACTGGCACACACCAGATGCCCCAAGTAGAGGTAAAGCAGATGCGCTTTTCTTTGAAGAACCCTCACAGGCTACCCGCAAAGCGGCCCCTGAACAAGAAGAGGAAGCACCCAAAGGAAGAACTAATTATAAGAAACGATACGACGATCTAAAGAAACACTACGATCAGAAGATAGCATCTTTTAAGCAAAAGGAATTAGAGCTTACCGCGATGGCAACTGAAACGCAACCTGCGTATGCCCCGCCTAAGTCAACTGAAGAACTTGAAAACTTTAGAGAGCAGTATCCTGATCTATATGAAACTGTAGAAACTGTTGCACACTTACAGAGTGAACAACAACTACAAGCTTTAAAAACTAAGATGTCTGTTCTTGAAGAACGAGAGTTGAACATCCAACGTAAAGAAGCTGAGTCTACGCTACGTTCTCGTCATCCTGATTTTGAGGATATACGCGGAGATGATAAGTTTCACGAATGGGCTAAGAAACAACCTGAAGTAATTCAAGGTTGGATTTACGAAAACCCAGACAATGTTTCATTAGCTATCAAAGCTATTGATCTTTATAAGATGGAAAACGGTATTCAAATTGGAAGTAAGCAGAAGACAAAGAAATCACAAGCCCCCAAATCTTCAGCGGCAGATATGGTGTCCACACGGACAACACAAATAAATGCTAAAGAACCAAAGATTTGGTCACAACGGGAAATCGCTAAACTGTCTATAACTCAATTTGATAAATACGAAAGTGATATTGATGCGGCTATAATGGAAGGCAGGATAGTAGATTAAATATTATTGTCTTTTTTTAGGAGTAACACACAATGGCTTATAATGCCTCAGACGCTCTATTTGAGCAAAGTACAGACACTAACGGTAACTTTGGTAACTCAGTTTCCGGTCAAACTAACAGCTTCTTCATGCCCTCAATCTTTTCTAAGAAGGTTCTTAACTTCTTTCGGAAAGCATCGGTAGCAGAAGCAATTACCAACACTGACTATGCAGGTGAAATCTCAGGTTTCGGTGACTCTGTAAAGATCATCAAAGAGCCAGAAATCACTGTATATTCATATGAGCGTGGTGCTGACGTAACTCAGACTAAGCTAACTGACGTTGAAACTACTTTGATTGTAGATGTGGCTAACGCATTTAAATTCAAAGTTGATGATATTGAAACTGCTATGTCTCACGTAAACTTTAAAGAAGTTGCATCTTCATCTGCCGCTTACGCATTGCGTGACGCATTTGACGAAGGCGTAATTGCTAAGATTATTGCGGGCGTTTCAGCTTCAGCCCCTAACCACATCCTTGGTAGCGATAGTGCTACTGACCTAGCCGCAGGAACTTTTGACGGCACTGGTAACTTGGACATTGGTTCTGGCTCTACCGAACATGATCCTTTAGATGTGATGGCTCACATGGCGCGTCTACTTGACGAGCAAAGCATCCCAGAAGAAGGTCGTTGGTTCTTAGCTCCACCTAGTTTTTACGAGCAACTATCTCAGTCTAGCTCT